ATGTAGAGGGGATACTCACAGATGACATTCGACGTGGCTCAAGACGTTGTATTATACCTTACCTTGGCCTTGGGACAACTCCAGACGACGGAGATCAAATTTCTGGTGTCGGTGATGTGGTGAATATTTACCGTGTTAGCACATTCTACAATGCTGGTACTATCGTTTGTTACATCTGCGAGGTGTCAGAATGAAGAGAAGTTTTAAGGTAAACAAGAGTGCATTGAGGTCTGAGTTCGACAAGATAAGAGATCACTGTGAAATGGAAGCTAAGGACTTAGCGGAGGACATTGCAGACAGTGCTATAACTTTCTCTACTCCTTTTGTTGACACTGGCGCTTATATTACATCCTTCTCATTTTCCACGGGGGCTGGTAGACCAAGAGGTAAGAGTTCTCGTAGGAAGCAAGGCAACCAACCACCAGCACAGAAGGCATCTGAGGGCCGCGACTTACTAGAATCTGACCTCTCTAATATAAACTTTGATGAGAATTTGTCTATGGTAACTTTAAGAAATGGTGCGCCACACGGTAGTTCTGAGGACTGGGGAGTTGAACTTCACCACAGAGTGTTTGAGAGGCTAAGGATAAAATATGGCTGATATAAACAAAGAGATCAGAGCTATACTTGAAGGGCACCTGTCCACTGTTACAGACTTACCTGACGTAGCTTATGAGAGCGTATCGTATGTCCCCACTACGGGCACACCCTACTTGCAAGTCATGTACATGCCAGTAACGAGAAGACCTGCCGTCAGGGGGTTAAACCCACAACAAAGGTATGACAGCTTATTTGCAATCAACTGTTACGCACCAGAAGGTTCTGGACCAGCGGGAGCGGATACCCTAGCTAAGAACGTCCTTGAGGCGTTTGAGGCCACAACTTCAATCACCCAAAACAACATAACAGTCTCTATTGACTATGCTGAAAGACAGCAGGGGTTTCTTAATAGCCCTTGGTACTTCGTGCCAGTCAATATAGCCTGTTACGCATACAACTAATTCTTAGGAGAATATAACATGGCCTTTGCACAGGGTTCACGTTCCAGTCTGTCGTACATCGTCGAAAACACTTTCGGCACGACACCAGCATCAGGGAACTTTAAAAATCTACCATTCACGTCTCAATCACTTAACATGACTAAAGATCGTGTTGAAGGTACAGACATTCAAGCTGACCGTATGTCCCGTGTGGACCGTCACGGCAACCGCACAGTAGCTGGTGACATTCAAGGTGACCTTCGCGACAGTGACTTCGACGACCTAATCGAAGCTGCCATGATGGGCACTTGGTCAAATGACGTACTAACAGTCGGCACAGAGTTTAGGTCTTTCTCTATCCAAGACTATGCTGCTGACATCACACAATCTCGTTTGTTTACAGGTTGCTCATTCAATACGATGTCAGTTAGCCTTGCACCCAATGCTATGGTCGCAGGTACATTCGGTGTTGTTGGCAAAGACATGGCGATCTACCAAGTACCAAAGGCAGAGGACGCCGCTACAGGCGCTTCACCTTTCGACGCTTACTCTGGAGACTTGGAGATTGGTGGGTCAGCCGCTGCTATCGTTACAGCGATGGACTTCACACTTACAAACGGTCTAGCTCCAACATTCGTAGTTGGAGACGATAGCGCACCTTCCCTTGAGGTTGGTAACGCAGTAGTTGAGGGTACTATCTCCGCTTACTTCGAGGATGCAGCACTTCTGGACCGCTTCATTGACGAGACAGAGACTTCCTTGAAGGTCACAGTTGGCGACAACGAAAGTACACCAAACACTATGGAGTTCTTTTTCCCACGGTGCAAGATCAACTCTGCTGATGTAGGCGTAGACGGACCAACCAGCCGTGTGATCTCCCTGTCATTTGTCGCACTCCGTGATGAGGTAACAGAGACAAACTTGCGTATTACACGCACATAAGAATCCTGTAGCTACAGGCGGGGAGTGTCGGTGTCGGGTCTGACGCTCCCCATTTTCCCACCCGACATAAGAGGAACCCGATATGGACTTAAAAGACCTGACCCCGAAGAGTGATACCATTGAAGTAGAGATCAAGCACCCAATTACAGGTGAAGCTCTCAAGAATGATGACGACACTCCGATGACAATTACACTTCATGCTATGCACTCAAAAGAATATAAGAGTGTCATGCACGAACAGACCAACAGACGCATAAAGTCAGCTAATTCCACTGGTAGGGTAGACATTACCTCAGAGGAGCTAGAGGAAAACACCCTAGAGGTTTTATCTAAGGCTACTAAGTCTTGGAACCTGACCTTTGGTGGGGAGAAGCCGGAGTTAACTGTGGACGCAGCCAAGAAGTTGTACACAGAAGTGTTCTGGATCAAAGACCAGCTTGACGAGGGTATATCTAACTCAATGGGTTTTATGATGGGCTAGTCCAGAACTTACTTGATTACGCAGAACATGAGTTCTACCTTAACAAGTCTGATGATGGAACAACCTCAAGAAGACAACACCTAGAACAAGTAGAGAAGCAGACTGGTCGTAGGCCAAAGGACTTAGATGGGCCACAATTCCCACGCCTCCTTTCCTATGTCTGGACTGCTTTCTTAAACCTAAGTACAACTAGGTCTATGGGGTTCAATGGCCCAAATGCTATAACCTATCAAGAGATAAAGGCGTGGATGGAAGTAACCCTAACGCCACTAGACGCAAGAGAGGTTGAGGTTGTTAAAGCCCTCGACACAATTTTTATGAGGTCCATGTAATGGCTACAGTAGCAGAGTTTAATATTGACTTTACGGACCTTAAGGTTCTACACGACCACTTAAACAAGGCCGAAGGCAAGGTAGAGTTGCTTGCTACCTCTGCTAAGAAAGACTTTAAGAAATTGCAGTTGGCTATTGACCCTGTTAAAAGGGCCACCAAGGCTTTCACGGACCAAGTTCTTATCGCACAGAAGGCTCTTGTTACAGGGCAAGCAAGTCAGAAAGAATACGCTCAAGTCTTTAAGCAGATACAAGCAAATGCCAATGCCGCTGGTCTAACCATTAACCAGTTTGGTCAAGTAGCTAGTGTAAACACTCGCAAGATGAAACGATTTGGCGCTGTAGGTATGCAGCAAGTCGGCTATCAGGTACAGGATTTCGCGGTCCAAGTACAAGGTGGTACGAGTATGCTGGTTGCCCTTGGACAACAGGGTTCTCAGTTGTTGGGCATCTTCGGGCCAGCTGGTGCTATTGGTGGTATGATATTAGCTATCGGTACTGGCCTAGCTGGTGCGTTTATGGCTGCTAAAAATGCCTCGGAAGATGCTACAGAAAAAGGTAAGAGTTATAATGACGTACTAAAGGACGCAAACGAAAGAATAAAAGAGATAACCGCTAGTAACAAACTCAGACTGTCTGGCATGAAGGATATATCAGAGTTTGAACTTACCGATCAGCTCAGGCAGCTAAGTGATTACAGGGAGGGTTTTGCTGCGTTTTTGTCTGACCCAGATTCTATTATGCCGGGTGCTATACTTTCAGCCTCTCAAGAAGACTACTTTAAGCGTATTGACGATATGATCGCCACAACAGAGAAAAAGTTGGCAAAACTTAGGGAGCAGATGTCCCTAGAGACAAGTTTAGATGATAAAGAGGACGCGGAAGAACTGCGTGAGAATCTGGATCGACGTCTTGCAGCCTTGGCAAAAGAGCGATCCCTTAGATATGGCATGGCACAATTGTCTGAACGAGAGGCTTTGATATACAAACAACAAACTGAGATGGCCCAAGAACTATTAACTCTAAAAAAACTGGGCCTTGTCGTCGGAAGTGTAGAAGAAAAGCACGTCATAAAGATGATACAGGCAAGGCACGATGAGGAACTAGCTACATATGACTTGAAGAAAGCAGAGGAAGCTCTTGAGGAACAGAGGAAGTTAGACGCTGAAAACCAAAGGGCTAGGGCCGCGAGACTAAGAGAAGAACTTAAACAAGCCCTGAAAGATAACGCAGATGTTCTGGAGTCAAGTAAAGCTATAGGTTCAGCTATGGAAGACGCCATGATGTCTATGGTTGATGGCACTAAGTCCGTTAAGGACGCTTTCAAAGACATGGCCTCAGCGATCATCAAAGACTTGTACCGCATCTATGTCGTAAAGAAGATCACAGGTATGATTACAGGTGCTATAGACGCTAAGTTCGCACCCGGAGTTGGTGAAGCCCAAGCGGCTGTTGCTGGTGCGGTAGCTAACGGTGGTCCAGTACAGGCTGGTCAAAGGTATGTAGTTGGTGAGCGTGGTCCAGAGATGTTCACTCCAAACGTGAGCGGAACTATCACACCTAACAGTCAGATGGGTGGTAGCGGAGTAACTGTCGTACAGAACATCAACATCTCAACAGGCGTACAACAAACTGTACGGGCTGAAATCCGACAAATGATGCCACAGATTGCACAGAGTGCTAAGGCTGCTGTTGTAGACAGTAAACGCCGTGGCGGTAACTATGGAAGGGCAATGGCGTAATGGCTATCTCATACCCACTCTCACTGCCTACAAACGTAGGTATGGCTAGTATCGAACTAAGGGCTAGGAACACTGTAGCGGTGTCTATGTCCCCGTTCACATACAAGCAACAGACACATTCCTACGATGGTCAGATGTGGGAAGCTGATGTAACCTTGCCGCCCATGAACCGTGATGATGCTGAGGCTTGGGTGTCGTTCCTTATGTCCCTCAAGGGTCGTGCAGGTTCGTTCTTGTTATACGATCCGTCCGCTAAGAATCCTAGGGGTACTGCTACCTTTCTACAGGTTAGTGGTAGTGTTGGTGACGATAGCCTTAGCATAGACGCTAGTAACGGCACCCTTAAAGCTGGCGACTATATTCAGCTGGGGGCTGCGTCTGATGCAACACTACATAAGATATTGGTTACCCCTAGTGCTAATGAACCACTAGAGATATGGCCTAAGCTGCGTAAGGATCGTTCTAGCGTATCAGCTGTCTTGGTTAACGCCTCTGGTGTGTTTCGTCTGGCGACTAACGAGGTTGCATGGTCGGTTGATAATGCCAGCTTCTTCGGCATTTCCTTCGGGGCTACGGAGGTTGTATCGTGAGTAGAGACATTCCTGTAAACCTTCTTAATGCCTTGGGGGCTAACTCTATCCAGCCCTTCTTTGCTGTCGAGCTTATGTTTGACACCGCTCCCCTGCGTCTTTGGACCGGGCTTGGCGACAGGACTATTAACGTACAAGGTGCAGATCAGACCTTCACTGGTACAGGTAGCCTGTTGTCCCTTGGTGGTATCGACGAGGTTAACGACCTGTCAGCTAAGTCGTTCTCACTGACCCTAAGCGGTGTTGACTCAACTGTCGTATCCCTAGCCTTACAAGAACCCTACCAACGTAGGACAGTTAGGATGTACTTCGGTGAGCAAGGCGTGTCTGATGTCGTGCAAATCTTCGCTGGTAAGATGAACACAATGAGCCTGTATGATGCTCCAGATTCAAGCACAGTAGAGCTACAAGTTGAGAGCAACCTAGTTGAGCTTGAGAGATCGAGTAACTGGCGTTACACAGACGAGAACCACCAATCCCGATACAGTGGAGACACTTTCTTCTCCTATGTGCAAACAATACAGGATCAACAAGTAGCATGGGGCCGAAAGAGCGTTTAAACATATACCTATCCAATCTATCTGATGAACCCTTCGAGTGGGGAGTCAACGATTGCTTTACCTTCACCAACGGGGCTTTTAGAGCTATGTACGGCGTAGGTTATGCAGATGATTGGATGGGTCGCTACATGAACGGCAGAACACCAAAACACGCATCTAGTTTGCGAAGGGAGTTTAAACACTCCACACTATTTAACGGACTGGCTAGTAAGCTAGTAAGAGTTCAACAACCCGTCTTCGGAAGTCTTGTTACAACAAGTAAGAACCAAAGGTGGGTTACTGGTGCAGCCCTTGGTATTTCCATTGGGTCTAGGGGTATCTTCCTTTCTAAGGACGGTCTAATTAGAATGAACATCGAAGATGTAGAAAGTGCTTGGGTTCTGAAATGAGAAGTAACTTACCTTACAATGTAATGCGTCACGCTAATAGCTGGGAAGTAGCGCCAAGAGACCCAATATCCGCAGCGATTGCAACTTATGCTACAGGTGCAGCGGCTGGTATGACATTAACAACAGCCCTCGCAGCTGGAGCTTGGGGTTGGATTGGTGTTTACGCTATTAGTACACTAGCTATTTCCGCAGTTACCTCTGCTGTTCTTGGGGCATTGGCTCCTAAGCCAGATTTCGGTGGCTTGAACAACTCCGGTCAGCTAATCAGCAATAGCAAGAACGCTACAGCCCCTGCGCAGTTTGTGTATGGTCAGGCCCGTAAAGGTGGCGTAATCACTTTTATCGAGTCCACTGGAGATAGTAATAAGATTCTTCACCAGATCATTGTACTTGCTGCGCATGAGGTAGAAGAGATTGGCGACATATACTTTAACGATCTCGTCGTTACTATGTCGAATGAGGATGTAACTAGCGAACCCTTTAACGGCAAAGCTAAGGTGTACAAGCACCTCGGTGACCAGACAAGTGCAACAGACACTTTTGCAAACTCCTCTAACTCTTTGTCTAACACGCTACACTCTGAGACTTCAGCAGACAGTGCATTTGTTGGCAAGGGACTGGCTTACCTATATTGTCGCTTTACATACGATCAAGATGCTTGGGCGGAAGGTCTGCCTACTGTAACTGCCGTTGTTAAGGGCAAGAAGGTTGTTAAGACTGTTAATGGAGTAGCTCAAGCTCCTGTCTACAGCAACAACGCAGCTTGGTGTATCCGTGACTTCCTAACTTCTGAATATGGGTTTAATGACGACTCAATCAACGATGCTACATTTGAAGCTGCGGCTGCTATCTGTGACGACACAAACATTCTCTCGGACGGTTCTCCCCAGTACACAATCAACGGTGTTGTTGGAGCTAACGAGAGTGTAGGAAGTGTCCTACAGAACATGATGACATCCTGTGGTGGTACTTTGTTCTGGGGTGCTGGTTACTGGCGTCTTTATGCCGGGGACTTTGTTACACCCACAAAGACACTCACTCTTGATGACTTCCGTAGTGGTATTAGCTTGGACACAAAAGTGTCTATGCGAGATAACTACAATGCCATCCGTGGTACGTTCATCGACAGCAGCCAAGACTATATCAGTGCAGACTACCCACAAGTTAGCTCTTCTATCTTTCTTGCAGATGACAACAACCGTGAGACTGTTCTTGACCTACAGTTACCCTACACAACAAACTCACTTGCAGCACAACGTATAGCAAAGCAAATGCTGTACCGTGGGCGTGAACAACTTACCCTTAGCGCAGACTTTGGTATGAACGCCTTTGACGTTGAGGTTGGTGACTTTATCAAGGTACGCAATGAGCGTTATAATTGGAACAGTGGCTCTGAGAAGACGTTTGAGGTGGTTGGGTGGAGACTTAACCCTGACCCAGATAACAACGATTTGAGAGTTAACTTGCAACTGAGGGAAAGTAGTGTAGCTGCATTTGGTTTCTCAGTGGCGGATGAACGAGAGATCGTATCTAACAACACAACACTCTTGAAATACTACGATGTGCCAACTATCGGTATTACAGTGAGCCAAGAGTACCGTGAGGTAAACGAGAACGTAGTTAACGTGTTGGTCGTGAATGTTACCAGTAACGCTATTGACAGGGTAGACTCAGTTATCCTTAAGTACAAGAAGACTTCTGACGCCAACTTTAAGTCTGTTGGTCAAACCATTCTTGTTAATGAGGGCAACAATGCTGGTCGATTTGAGATAGTAGGTATTGACGCCCCTCAGATTGACCAAGGTGCCATTAACTATACAGTATCGGTTACCCCGGTTAACGCCCTTGGGTTTAAGGGTAACACGGTTACTACAACCTATAACCTTACTGCGGATACAACACCACCATCCGCCCCTGCATCCCTCACCCATTTACTATCGGGGGGTACAATCTTCTTTAGCTGGCCCGCGGTTAGTGACTTGGACCTGTCGCACTATAAAGTGTACTACTCAGCTAATGGGTCTGCTAACTTTAGTGATCCGACAGTATCAGAGAAGATAAACAAGATCGCAAGACCTGCTACTTCTATTAGCTACCCTGCACTCTCTGGTAAGTTCTTTATCACCTCTGTTGACAAAACAGGTAACGAAAGTGTTGCGGCGGCATCTACCACAATTCTCAATTCTGAGTTACCCTCGCTTGGTCAGTCTCCAACTGACATTGAGAACCCAGACTTTAGTGGTACTAAGACTAACCTTACTGTCTCTGGCGGTAACTTGTTTATGTCGAGCTACGCTACAGCGGGTGCAACTGGTGTCTACGACTTTTACCATGATGGGGACTCTTACTTTGATGTGGGGACTTCCCGTACAGTCCGTATTTCCAGTTCTATTACAGCCTCCCGTAAACATGCTGATGCTGTAGGTGGTGAAGTAAACTGGGATGCTATCCCTAACAACTGGGACACTTGGCCCGGTAACTTCGATGACTGGACAGATGAGACTACAAACTTCGGAGACTTCTCTGTATCAACACAGGCGAGGGCTTCTGATACTGTAGCTGGACTAGCTGCTGAAACATTTGTAGACGCATCTGGTGAGCTAGTTGGTAGATACATAGAGTTCAGAACAACACTTTCAAATAGCACTGCAAAAGTAACCCCGAACATAACAGCACTAAGTGCTACAGTGGAGTATTAAACATATGTCACAACATGACTTTACAATCGCCAACCAAACAGCCAGTAGCGCACGATCCGACATCAACGATGCGTTACAGGCTTTGGTATCTAACAACAGCGGGGATTCGGCCCCGACCACTACATTCGCTAATATGTGGTGGTATGAGACAGATACAAACCTACTTAAGATCAGGAACGAGGGTGATAATGCTTGGATCAACGTAGCTTACGTCAACCAGTCTACTAACAAGTTTGAGATACTAGACTACACTAAGGTGGTCTCAACCACTGGATACCAAGTTGGTATTCTTGGGGCTCAGGCTGAGTCAACTTGGGAGACTGGTACTGGAACTACTGAAAGTCTTGTGTCGCCAGCTAAGGTTAAGGCTGCTATAGAGAGCTTAGTGCCAGATACACTTGGTGAAAACCAATCTTACGCAACTACAACTTTGACTACAAATACTTGGTATCAAAACACTACAGGTCGTGCCATTGCAATTTATTATCGGTTAAATGTTGGCGGTGGGGCGGCTTATGTCAGCACAACCGCTGGTGGCGGCTTTATTGTTGGTGGGCCAGACGGTGATAGCGGTACATGGGATAATGGTTATTTTATTGTCCCTAATACACACTATTATAGAACAACTGGCAGTTCCAATCTCAGCGCCTCAATGCTTTCATAGGAGTTAAAATGTCTAAATACTTTATAAATCTTAATGGGGATTATTGGGAAACCTTATCAAACCCTTCGGATGAGATTGTTGCTGCGTACCCAGTCGGAACTGTTGAAGTAACGAAACGTCCATCTCACTTGCACACTTACGAAGGTGGAGCTTGGGTGGCACCCTCTGATGCGGTATATGATGGATGGAAAGCTACAGAGGTACGCGCAGAGCGTGACAGGCTTTTAAGCGCAGGAGTTGATCCACTTGTGTCTAACCCTTTGCGGTGGGGGGAACTTACTACAGAAAAGCAAACTGAGTGGGCACAGTACCGAAGAGACCTTTTGGACATCACAGACCAATCAGGTTTTCCTCGCAATGTAACTTGGCCTACTAAACCAGAACACATATGATATTCTAAGTAATCAAGGGAGCTAACTGTGGCTAAGGAAATACTAAATAACAATCTCTCACTTGGCCTCATACTTGGCTTAATCACACAGGGTGCTGCAATAGTATGGACTGTCTCTATGATGATGTCGGACATTGAAAGCAACCGTGAGGACATCCTAGAAACACAATCCCGGATTACCAGCCTTGAATCTGCTGTTAATACTCAAGCTGTCTCTATGGCTAGGATAGACGAAAATATAAAGGCTATTCGATCCGCAGTGGAAGCTATGGCTATTAGGCCAAGGTAGTGCTATGTGTATTGGTGTTTGTTTCCTTCGGACATGCTTGGACAACTGGTGGTAATCAGCTATTTCAATACTGCTACTACGATTGCGGGGCTTCTAAGAATGGTCTTTGGTACGACAGGGTTTACAGGGTAAGCCATAACTATGTGTGTCCTATAGAGGTTAAGTTCAAATGATAGACCCATTTACAGCATTTGCTGCCGCTCAGACAGCCGTATCAGCCATTAAACGTGGGATACAGCTAGGTAAGGACATCGGTGGTATCTCCAGTGATCTAGCTAAATTCGCTGGGGCTATCTCTGACATTAACTTTGCACATAAGAGGGCTGAGGATCAACCTTGGTATGCTATCTTACTAGGAAGCCCCGGTCCAAGTGCAATGGACATCTTTGCTAAGAAGAAACAAGCGGAGGCTCTTCGTGCTGAAATTAAGCAGTATATTCAGTTTGCTTATGGTCAGTCGGCTTGGGACGAACTTCTTAAGATTGAAGCTCAAGTTCGTAAGGATCGTCAGGCAACTCTGTATCGTAAGGCGGAGATCAAGCAGACTATTCTGGAGTGGACTTTGGGCATACTGGTGGTGGTATCAGGAATTGGTATTTTCGGCGTGGGGGTTTATTTCCTCGGTAAGAAACAAGGGAAATGGTGATGGCAATAACAATGGAGAGACTTCTGGCTTGGAAGATCATGCCCAGACTTATGATGCTAGTGATGACTGTTATGTACATCCGTGTGATCGAATGGGGCATGAGCCTTGATGATTTGAGTACCCAGCAGAGTGCTATGATTAGTGTCGTTAGTGGTGCTATGACTGGTACGATAGCCGTTTGGCTAGGGAGCGAAAAGAAATGATTAGTATTTTAACTAGCCTAGCTGGACTAGCCACAAGTGTTATCGACAGTAAGACACAAGTTAAACTGACTGAAGCTGAGATCAAGAAGAAGCAGCTAACTGGTGAGATCGACTGGGACATTGAGGCTATCAAGGCTACTCAAAACAGCTGGAAAGACGAGTGGATAACTCTACTTTTCTCTATTCCCCTGATACTAGCCTTCTGTGGCGACTGGGGTAATGCGATAGTACAAGCTGGGTTCGCTGCACTTGAGGGTATGCCAAAGTGGTATCAGTATTCACTCGGGGGTATCGTAAGTGCCAGCATAGGAATTAGGTCGGTATCGAAGTTTTTTGGGAGTAAGTAAGCAATGAGTTTTAAATTATCTAAGCGGTCATTGCGTAAGCTAGAAGGTGTCGATGAAGACCTTGTAGCAGTCGTTAAGAGAGCCATAGAGCTTACAAAGGTTGACTTTGGGGTTGTGTATGGTTTACGCACCAAAGAGGAACAGGAGAAGCTCGTAGAGGCTGGTAGGTCACAGACTATGAAGTCTAAACACCTAGATGGTCGTGCGGTCGATCTCATGGCCTTTGTGGATGGAAAGGGTTGTTGGGAACTAAATGTCTACGACGACATATGTGACGCAATGAAGGAAGCTGCCACAGAGCTTGGTGTCGCTATCAAGTGGGGCGCTGCATGGTCAGAGGGAGACATTCGTTCCTATGAAGGCACAGCAGAAGATGCCATGAACGCTTATATTGACCTGAGACGATCAGAAGGACGGAGACCTTTTATAGACGGTCCACACTACGAGAAGATGTAAAATAGAAAAGCCCCCGTATTCCACTTAAGGAGTACGGGGGCTTTTTTTATTCTTCGTCTTCTGAGATACCAACCTCTTTCATACACATGGCTAAACCTTGGTACATGGTGTCTATGTCAACTTCCATCTTACCTATCCTGTAAAGGGCGTATGCGTTGGCTGCTAGTACAACTAGGACTACACCTTCGTAACAGG